TTACAATATACATTTCTTGCGCTTTTAAGGAGGAATCCTCAAACCTTAGACCCGTAAGACACTAAGGAAGAAAAAGGAAAGATTTCTCTCTTGCCCTAAGCCCGTCCAGCTCACGACGTGATATAAACCTCAGCACCAAGCCCGTCTAGCTCCCGACGTGATATAAACGTAGCAAAGCCCGTCTAGCTCCCGACGTGATATAAACGTAGCACTAAGCCCGGCCAGCTCACGCCGTGATATAAACCTCAGCAACACTTTCCAACCAAAACACCAATTAGATATTTAAGTTATTTTTACAATTGATTATAAATATTTACTGCGTACGTCCTTGATCGGAGCTCGTACAGTATTCGTACTGATTTGCACAAATCTTCGCAGCGTTATTGGCTTCTTTTTGCCTAAAGTTTTGCTCTTGATATTTACACTCTTTTTCTTTTGCGGTTTAGTAAATAAGAAGAGTTATTTATCTTGTTTGTTTTTGATTTACGCATTTGACACGTATAAAACTATACAGAATGTCAGGTACTTTTTCAACAACGCTCCCCCAGCTCAAGCTTCAACTATCTATTCCTGAATTAACTCAGCTAAAGATACGCGATGCCCAAGCACACGAAAAACCACGCCTTGTTGCTCAATTGACTCGGTCTGCTCTAGGGAACATGAATAATGTTTACATTATGACTGAACCTTTAGATGCTATTCCTGAGAATACATTGCGCAAACAAGTTTTGGCTTACATAACGGAATTTAATGAATCACATAATGGTGTTTCTCGTCCAAGTCGTATTGCTCAACTTGACGGAAACATTGCTTATTTGACGCTATATTTGGATTATTTGATGCAACACACGAAAACACATGCTCAAACTAAAGACTGTTTTTTCTTGATGTTGAAGGTAATAGCTATGGCGAAAGAACACATTTTCATTGAAGATGGCTCGTTCTACTCTATAGCTATTGCTCTTCGTTTAATAAACGCATCATTGGCAACGATTTTAAACAAACCCGACATGCACAAATTCACGAATTTACCACGTTATTGTCAATTAATTAGGGACTTTCTCAAAAACCGAATTATAAACAACTCTGTAACACTCACTGGTTTATTGCTTCCACGCAAATACACTATTGACTGTTTCAAACAATCTGCTGTGGCGAATAATATTATTCTAAACGCAGAATTTAGGACTTACATTCAACTAATTAAACAAATGACCAACAACCCGAACATACGCAACGCATTTATTGATATGATTTTTGCTTTTTATGTTACTGCATTCAATTTCACTACAGACGCCGATATAACTGAGTCAGGCAGTAGTGAAACTTTGCAATACTTAAATACACTTTATATTAATAAATTGTCTGCAATCGCTCAAGTAGGATTAAATTTTAACCACAATATAACTGTTGACAATAACTTGGAACAAGCTATTAACAAATCGCTTACTATGTTTGCTGATTTGACTAATGCTATCTCGGATAAACTACAGGAAACAGTGGCTGATTATCAACGCAAAATTGTAGCATTGATCACAACAATCTACAATTTGTATAGATTTTCAACCCGGAAAATGGACTTACAGGATTTAATTGTTAACGTATTTGGCGCTCTTGGATCTGCTGGTATTGCTTCTAGCCTTGTTGCACAACTTGTAACATCGCTTCGAGCATACTTTGTAGCCCCAATAGCTCAAATAGACTCAGGCTCGCATTTGTTAGTTTTAAAAGCTTTATCACTGACAATGTTCTGCCTGTTCGTTAAACAATTACCCGGAAAGAACACTATTGACGAATTTGTAACCCGCTTAGATCGATTCCCGAAAGCAATTTCTGGTCTCGAATCTATGTGGAGCAAATTAGATGTAGTGGTCAAGCAAATGTACACGTTTATGGAAGAAAAAATTTTAAAGAAACATAACCGATTTAACAACACCGACATGTTACAGGATGTTTTAGATTGGGCTTCCGAAGTGGAAAAATATTTAGAATTAGCTAACAGGAACGAGATTAAACGCGATCCCGCTACTGTTCTTGCTGCTTCTAAACTATATCCACGAGGAGTCCGATTGATAAAGGAATGTACACAACTGAAATTATCCCCCGCTAATTTGAACTTAATACGCTCTCTCTTGCCAGCTACCAAACAACTTGCTGATGAGGCTATCAAGTCTGGTGCTCTTAAACAAGCACTTAGACCTGAACCTTTGATAGTATGGTTTTGCGGTAAATCTGGTATGGGAAAGACCGGTATGTCCTATCCCTTTATGATGGATATGATGCGCGTTTTCGGAGATATTCCTGCTGATTTTCAGAAGAATATCTACGGACGTGTACCAGAAACTGAATATTGGGATGGATATACTGATCAAGAGTATATTATTTACGACGACGCTTTCCAAATTAAAGACAATGTTTTAAAACCGAACCCCGAACTGTTTGAAATTATACGATTAGGAAATGCTTTCCCTGTTATGCTTCATATGGCTTCTGTTGAGGAAAAGAATAATACTTTTGCGAATCCGAAGTGTGTTTTACTCACTTCGAATTTAGATCGTATTAAGACTGAATCACTTAACTCTCCAGAGGCTGTACAACGTCGTATCGACTTTGCTTATAACGTCGATATCGCGGAAGAATACAGAGAATACTATGTTGACCAAAACGGAAATGAAAAATATAAACTCAATGCAGTTAAAGCTCGTGCAGCTGCGCGCAAACTTGTTGGTACTTCTGTGAGTAACAACTTGGATGTGTACAGATTTACGAAATTTTCTGCATTTGATGGACGAACAATCGAAACGGATATGACATACGCTCAAGTAACTGAAGAATGTTCTATGAAGATGGCTTCTCGCTTTAATCAACATATGGACTTTACGAATTACTTGGACGCATACAGGAACCCCATATACGAACCGGAAGACGTTATTGAACATCCTATTGATGCTACAGCTCAGATAGGAAATACTGTACGCTTAGCGGCTGGTAATGTTGCTGGATTTCTAGTAACGAACCACTGCTTGCGTAGGTATGTTCATGGTGACAACGACACGATTTTAATGGCTCTATTAAGGAAAACTAAACGTACAATGGAAAATATTTTGGATTACACTGGACTGATACCACGCGCTCGTGATTTGTGGGAACAACCTTCATGGGACTACCACTTATATTACGCTCGCCAAATTAAACAATATTTAACGGATGCATCTGCTGGAATTATGGAAACACTCGCTGGATTTTTTGGAAAATATTGGCAATTTGTTAAACAAGCCGTATTAGTTGGAGTTTCGGTATTTAGCGCATATATGTGTGCGAAAGTATCGTATGCTCTAGGTGATTACGTTAGGGGTAAGATTGTTCCCAAGTATATATCTGATGATGATCAAGTTGCACAACTTGTGTCTGAAGCTAATGCTTGCTTTGACAAGGGTTGTAACAATTGTAAGCTGTGTAAAAACGCTGCAATGAACCAACTCAACGTTAAATGGAACTCTTCTTGCCTCTGCTATGTTAAACGAATGGAAAAAGGTAAAGACATGATTAACAAATACGCAATCTCTTTATACGGTGATCAACGTGTATCTAACAATCATGAACTCTCTATCTCTGACATGGCTGAAATTATTAACCAAGTCGCAGACTGTGATTGTAATACATGTGATTGCTGTAATGACCCGGAACTATTGGATAGATTATCAACTGTAGCCAGAATTCATAACACGAACTGCGTGTGTCTGTTGACTCGTTTCTATCAAGGATTTAAAACAGCCGATCTTTATGATATGACTAAGCAAATTAACAATACTTTGCCCTCTATCATTAAGAATCCTGAACTGAAACGACTAATCGACTCACACGCTCGTGTCTATGATAATGCTGTGTCTCGCCGTGCGACTTCCACTCGCATTGTAGGGCATGGTGCTACATATGATGCTCGCCCACGAACTCGAGCGGTAACAAGAATAGGAGCACAGGCCCCGGTATACGATAACCGTGTAACTATTAAGAAGAATACAATCTTAGCTGCACAGAATCTATTACCCGCTTTTGCCAAAATTGAACCGATCGAGAACACTATGGACATACAAACAGTACCTGCATGCAAAGGTTGCGACAACTGCTCCCCTATTGATGCTCAACGATCCTTGCCTGAACAAGATAAAGGATCGATTGTCATTGCTAGAGATGTAGTTTATCGCAATCTCTTCAGATTTACGGTTATATTGAACGAAAATGGAACGGAAAAACGACGCGGATTTGGACAGATATTCATGTTAGGAGGTCGACTAGGTATGATACCGAAACACTTCCTTTCTGTGATGGAACACTATGTTGAAACCTTTGGTAGTGAAAATTGCCACTTTGTGTTGGAAAATTGTAGTAGTGCTATTTCACCGTTGATCCCATGCTCAGTTATTCTTGAACAAGAAAACCACGTAAAGGATCCTCGTAGAGATATCGCTATTGTACAATTACCCACAAATGTTGGTGGTTTCGCCCAAGCGTATAAACATATTATCGACGAACAAGACTTGGCCCGTGTGTCTGATTCCCCAGCTATTTTAGCTAGGTATCAGAACGCATCTGAACGTGACAGACGACAAGGAACAAATTATTATAGAGAAATCTTTTGGTTATCTACTGCTACTCCTGAAGACCATTTAGTAGAAAGCACTGTACCAGAAGCTAATGTCGTTGTTCAAAATCGTGGTTCTTACACATATCATGCTGTAACCTTCTTCGGTGATTGTGGTTCGATACTTATTGCATCGAACGCTGCTATTACCCAGAAGATTATGGGCATGCATATTGCTGGAATTACGCATATGAACAAAGGCATCTCTGTAGCTTTGACTCGACAAATCATTGACCGATTGATGAAACATTTTCAACCAATCAGTCAATATGGACACGAAATCGTACCCCTGGATGTTAACCCTGATATTTTAAAGGAAAATGGAACTTTCTTAATTTATGGAACGGAACCCGGACGTAGAATCATGGGAAGTGTTAAGACTGCTCTTGAGAAATCACCAGCTTATGGTAAATTGATTGAGAGTCCTAACAAACCCGGATACTTGCGCCCATTTATGGATGAAAACGGAACGACTATTGACCCTATGACCTTGCAACGGAACAAATATGGTGTTGTGAGACCTTATGTCCCACAACAACGTGTTGATGCTGTTTATGAGGCAATGAGTGTATTTTACCAACGTGAATACATAAACTCGCCTGCTCACTATAAACTACCATTAACACGCGAAGAGACCATCATCGGAATTAACGGAGACCCATTTATCAATGCCATTAATAGACAAACTGCTCCTGGATATCCCTACACATATGAAAAGGAAGGAAAGAGCGGTAAGACTAAATGGTTTGGTGATGGAATGGATTATGATTTGACTAACGACGCATGTAAACAACTTATGGCTGATGTAGATGAACTCGCCCAGTGTATGATCGACAACGTTAGGCCCCGCATTATCTGGATTGACACATTGAAAGATGCTAAAATCCCGATCGCTAAGGCTAACGTAGGAAAAACTCGATTATTCACCGCTTGTCCATTACATTATACCATCTTGTTTAGACAATACTTTTTACCATTCATTGCTCACGCTATGCGAAATAGAGTTCAAAATTCTATTGCCGTTGGGATCAACCCAATGTCACCGGAATGGGACCTATTAGCTAAACGACTCAAACGAAACGGAAAACATGTCATTGCCGGAGATTACTCTAACTTTGACGGCACACTACCTGTACAATATGTGGAAGTCGCTGTTAAAATTATGGTTGACTGGTTCATGAGGAACTGGGACCAAATTGTAGCAACCGACAAAAACATTATCAACGGACACGAATTGGACTACGACGAATTTGAACAATTTCTGATGAAAGTGGGTATGGAGTGCATTAACCATCTACATATCGCAAACCACTCTGATTTAACTGGTGCTGCTTTAATATATTATGTTCGCAATGGAATCCCTTCAGGATGCCCTGCAACTGCTATATTAAACAGTATCGTTAATCACTGTTGTCTTGCCGATTCGTGGTTGGACATAATGGATGGAACGTCGTATGCTACAATGAACTCGTTTTTTGAGCATACTTCGTCTATTTTTTATGGTGATGACTTCATAATGAATATACGACCAGAGGTTATTGATGTTTATAATCAAGAAACTCTCACACCCGTTCTCAGGAAAAATTTGGAAATGACAATGACTGATGAAGCTAAAACTGGTGAATGTGTTAAAGCACGTACATTGGAAGAAGTTTCATTTTTAAAACGGAAATTTAGGTTCGAAAGTTTCGTTGGGTTGTGGGTTGCGCCAATTGACATTGATGTTATATTGGATGCACCAAACTGGGTACGTATTGGTAATCAATTACCGTTACGTATCTGTGTTGACACACTCAGCGGAGGTTTAACCGAACTTGCTATGCATGATAAAGTCACGGATGCCAAATGGAGATCTAAGATGATAAATCTTGGACTCGATTTGACTCGTGGCACTGGACTTGATTTTAACCCCGACTCAAGATCAACCACGCTATTGAAACTCAGAAATGAGGAGCTTGGCGGAGATTTTGAGGTTAATTACTAATTTGATCTTTAAGTTATAATGTTAGGACTATAAAAATTAGCTTAATGCATTTGGTAATTTAAGGCTTAGTTATTTAACTTTACTTATCAAGATGGCCGTTGGCAGCCCCACGAAATCTAGATTAGTCCGAATGTCCTATTTTGATTAGGTGGTCAGATAGGTCAGAAACTCACCTGCTAATTTTCAAGAAACACAAATGACACATGAACAACAACAAATTTTAACTTTCTCTTCTGAAGGTATGACCCCATCCACTAGTATTTATACTGATCCTTTAGATTTAGATATGTCTTATCTAACATCTGTAGATGATGGTCGCAATCATTCTATCATAGATTTCCTTCAAAGACCAATCAATATTCAAAATATTGAGTGGTCCACGAATGATAATGCTGGTAAAACACTCATGGCGGTAGATTTACCCCTTGATCCGATTATCAACAACTCTATGTATAGAGCGAAATGCGAACGTTTCTATGGATTTAGAGCAGATGTAGAATTAAAATTACAAGTTAACGCTCAACCCTTCCAAGCTGGGCGTTTATTATTAGTTTATATTCCAGGCTATAATTATTTAGGTGAAGATCGACAAAAATATTACGATGATCGCAATAATGTTGATGATGCTAGTTTGGTTCCATTGACTGGTTCTCCTCGCGTTGATTTAGATTTATCGACGTGTACGGAAGCCACGATGTGTATACCATACTACTCACCATATTTATTTAGTGATCTGACTAATGGTGTTGGTCATATAGGTAGATTTAAGGTAGTTGTATATTCTCCTCTAGTTGATATTGCATCTGGAGGTATTGTAGACTGTACTTTATGGATTAACTTTAAGAATATTAAAATTAAGTACCCGACAGCTATGCCTATTGCTGCAACTGCTCAAGTTGGAACTGAAGCAATTCAAGATTCAGCTGGGGCAGGAGTTATTAGCTCTGCAGCAGCAAGCGTGTCGTCGGTTTTGTCCCCCCTACAAGATGTTCCTTTAGTAAGTAATTATGCGCGTCCCGCATTGTGGGTTTCGAATACAATTCGAGATGTTGCAAAACATTTCGGTTGGTCAAAGCCTACAACTGCGGAAGCGCCTCACCTTAATAAATTAACAGGCAGTAGATTTATGGCTAATGCAGACGGTGTCGACATGAGTCATTCACTTGGTATTAGTGCTATTAATGAGTTGGAAGTAAATCCTGCATTAACTCGTACTGATATCGATGAGATGACCGTCGCTCATATAGCACGAACGCCATGCTTTATCAAAAGATTCCAATGGACGTCTAATGGTAAAGCTGGCGCCGTACTATATGCTACACCTATTACACCTTCGGTTTTTTCTATAGCCGTAGATGATACTAGAGTAGCACCGAGCCACTTAGCTTATATTTCCTCACCATTTACTATGTGGAGAGGAGGTATAAATTTTCACTTCAAATTTGTCAAGACTAAATTCCATTCTGGACGTGTTAGGATTTTATTTGTTCCTGGTGACTATTCTAATGACGATAAGTTACCGGACAATGCTGATCCTAATGCCTCTTACAGTTCTGTAGTTGACTTGCGTTCTGATACAGATGTAACATTCAATGTTCCATTTGTCTCAGTTCAGCCATGGAAATTATCTAGCGCAGATGTGACATCGCCATTGAAAGATTATCAGCACTCTGTTGGAAGGTTGTACGTTCTCATTCTTAATGAGTTGCGTGCAACCTCTACAGTGTCTGATACTATTTCATGTCTTGTTGAAGTTTCTGGAGCATCAGATTTTGAACTATCTATGCCACGACAACCGAAGATTTATCCTACGTTAAGGGCCTCCAAACCAGTAACTCTTGATAGAGTTTTACGTGGTATTGCACAGGTCAACGTAGCTGAATCGACACCGGTATCCCCAGAAATTGTCCAAAAGACGGGTGAAGTAGGAGAATCTAGTATGAGACAACCGCAAGGAACATCTTTCACTAGCTCTGCACTAACTGTTGGAGAGAAAGTAACATCGTTACGACAAATTTTGAAGCGATTTCATTTAATCTATTCTAATTTAACTACAACTTCTAAGAAGAATAATTTATATCGTATTAATTCGTTTAAGACTCCAAAACCAATAGCAGCACAAGCCACTATGGTTAACATAGATTTATACTCGTATTATAGTTATATATTTGCTTATTATAGGGGTAGTTTTAGATTCAAAATCGCACCGTTCGAAAACAAAGTTTACGCAGCGCGTATTCGATTGATCCCAGAGAATGGTGCTACAGAAGCTAATGCTGGTCCAGTTCAAGAAGACAATACTGTCATCGACGAAACTAGAACAGCTGCTGATGTATATATGCCACGAAATCTTGAAGGAACTTTCGAATTTCAGGTGCCTCATTACTCAAGGTATCCTCTATTACCTAACACCGCTGGATCTATACCAGTTATAGGTGTTCAGGATTTGATACAACGTAACTTAGTATCAGTCAATATATTGACGGAAGCCGAAACCACTAAAGCACTCTTTTACAGAGCTGTGGGCGATGATTTCAGTTTCTGTGGGCTATTAGGTCCACCCTTTGTTACACGTTGTACAAACACTTTAAAATAAGGTGTATAAACTAGCCGGCTTACAGTAGCGCTATACAAATAACTGTAGAAGTGTGTAGACCACTAGCGAATAGTTAAAACTCTTCTTCTGATTAATAATAACCAAGTTAATTCAAGGTGAAAAATTATGATGAGACTAAGAAGAGAGGCGATTTCGTGAACTGCGTTGAAGCTTCCGCACATGACACAATCCGGTGGTAGGCGAAACCTTTACTAAAACGACATGATTCGTTTAGTCTAAGTAAAGACCGCCCGTGACCTAGTTGATTTCCCGTGGAAACGTAATGTGTGATAGGTTAATACTTCTCGGCGTTTGAACCTCGTTGAGATTTTAGGCTTAATTAGTAG